GTTCAATTTGGATTCTTTTCAGCGACACCTGCCTAGGTATATGGAGTATCTCCTCGAGAGCTCTGTTTCAAGCGCATGGGTAGATTGTGTGGGGTTGGTTGATGGATGCTATTTTGCAGTTTTTGTTTGTTTATTAATCCTTAGGCAGTGTTTACATTGGTATTGGCAGGTCTGTGCCTTTGATTACCGTTTGGAATGTCGTCCAAGTGAGACAACAACTTCCTCTTCATCACTTGTGTGATCAGCCGTGGCCAAGTATGGTGCACGGAGCTTCTTCGCAGTTGAACTACTGCTAGAAGAGGACTCTGCAACACCGAGCCTTCCGCCGAAATCGCCGGAGAAGGCTGGGAATTGTTTAGTTATGTGTGACAACCCGTTCTCTATTGAGTCTAACAATGATAGAGACGGTATGATTGGTGCTTCAGTCATCAGGGACCTTGCAGCCTGGTCCATGGTGATTCCGTGGTCTGCCAGAGTGTTACCTATGGCATCCATGGCTGCAGCATCAAGCCCACCGAGGGATTCATGATGTGCAATAGCTGAGATATCAATTGCATGGTTGGCGGCGGGCCAACCAGTGCCAACTATAGCCAGGAAAACCTGTGGACTTCCAACAGAGACACCCGCGGTATGACCGACAGTGAAAGTAAAGTCGGAAGGATCGCAGGGTCGGTATTGGACTTCTCCCCCTGAACCTATAGCACTTACTGAAAACTCACGGTAACTTGGGAGTGATCGAATGGCATCATAGGTGAGACCTGTAATGCCAGTGTAAGTAGAATAGGGGAGGAAGACGGCACCTAATGTGCCACGCATGGCTGTATCTGGGCTGCGTACGGCAATACGCATCGCAGCGGAGATGATTCTTGAAGAATCTGCCAGTGTGGCCAATGAGGTACCATTCACAAAGTTATTGTTGCTAGTAGTAGGCGCAGTTGCCAGAGTGGTGTTGGAGAGTAGAGAGGAATATGAGACACAAGTAGTTGCTATCGTTCCAGTGAGATTTGGTTGGAAAAGAACGGCGAAAGCAGTGCCGTTAACGTTCATGGCTGGTGAAAATGTAGTCCAGCCCGTTAGCAAAGAAGTTGGTGTGTAACAACCCCAGCCCAAGCGCGTTTGTGGTGCAAAGAAGGGGTTTATGACGGCATTACGATACGTGCCAAGGCCAGCTCGAGGATTCTGCTGGCCTAGTTCCTGACGCCAATGCACCTTGTTAGATGCACGGTCAGCGGACTTCATAATTGATGACACAGTTTTAGCTACTGTGCCATTCTTCTTACGTTGCGTGGGTGAGGGTTTCTTCTTAATTGTGGTCATATTGTTGTTGTTGGAGGGGGTGTGGTAGTCAAAGCAGTGTGATGTTGAAGGGTTCACGAAGATCAAGACGATCGTCCCGGCGGCCAAGTCACGCCGGACCCATTCATGCTTTACTTGACTGGGGTGTGCATGAACCGGCATCTCTGCCCGAACTTGCACTTACCTTCAGCAAATTGTTTGCATGGAGCTTTGGCCATTCGGGCCAAATCCTCAGCGGTGTATGTGACACGTTCCTTAACTGGAACTTCCGCTTTGGACAGTGGGGTTGTTGGGTTTATTGGTTGCCCATTAACTACCACTGGCAGCTTGGTAACATGTGTGGTACTGGTGCTTCCGCACATGGGTGGTTCGAGTAACTGTTTTGCATCTTTCAGTATTGCCATGCTTCCGACCCAGTTCGTGAACCGGTTAAAATCGAAATCAGGCATGGTTTTGGTTACGCTTGCGCGCATCCAACCACTCGGGCCATCCACATTTGGATATTGCACAGACAAATCCGCGAGCGCATGATAATATGCCACACCTTGGATCTCGCCCAACTTGCTAGGGACGAGTTCTGGGAAGACACTGACCAAAAGGGATGCGAATTCTCCTATGACGGGTGTATTTGCGTCAGTGAGATAGAATGCATAAAGCTTTTCGGCCAATTTCCGTAATGGTGTAACATTGCTCGGGAGTGATATCGTCGTGTGTAACTTGGACACCTGGCGTTTCACATCACACATGGAATCAAGAGCACCGTGCCATACATCCGGCCCGTATTCACGAGCTAGGAAGCTGACACCGCTGTCGCCCCGCTTGCGTTCGTCCACTTCGAGGACTTGGCCAACGGAAGCACACACCTTAGTATACAACACTGGTTCAAGATCTGGGGAAAGCCCATCGTCACCACCAAAAATGCCTAGTTTATTCCAAGCTTCAAGTGGTGACATTTGCTGTCCGTCAATCCTAGTTTCACGGTACGTCATATAAGCCATGAATGCATTATCCATGGAATTGAAGTCCGCTGTTTCGGCGCTGCCAGAGGCGCGCGTTTCTCCAGTGTCATATTTCACGCCAAACGTCGTGCGTGCTCTCTGATTTTTCTGGGTTGCCATTAATTCATTCAACTCCCTATGGTATTGGGGGTGGAAGAAACGTAACATGGCAATGTGTTCAAGGTGCCGAAGCACAATGGACACACGTCCATCGAAACGTGACAAATCAGTGAGAACTACGCCGAGAATTGCATTGACGCAAATCACGGCCACGCGCGCTGCAATCGCTATTGGGTTAAGGGCGAATGCATACCAAACGGTAGCGCGTAGACATGTAGTGAAGGCATATACATAGCGAGAGTAGTTATATTTATTGACCCCTGGAACTGTGCTAATTATCCGTGGGTCAGTGATTTTACCATAGGCTTCTGATTTTTGGAAGCTTTGAATGTGTTGTTCTACTGTCGGTGCGGCTATGTCGCCGGCCCGATCCAAAATGGCAGCTTGAGCTGGCCTATTCTGTTTGTCTCTAACGGTGTCAAAGTCAACAGGGTGACCTTGATGTTTGTTAGGGACAAGGTAGGTTACAAATTCCTCCATGTATCGCAGCATGCTAGGTGTGATGACAACATCAGCACCTGGTTTCACACTGGTGACACGCCCATCTATTGCCGCCTGATCATTGCTTTTGCATTTGTCAGGGGCATAACATCCCAGCATTATTGGTGCCATAAAAGGGATTAGAGATGGTGGTGCAGTGGAATCATACGCCTTGGGGTTGAATTGGAATTTAAAAATAGAAGCCTCGACTGGATACACGACATCTGGTTGATGCCCAAGTTTGCAGCGATGGTATTCTGTAAGGATGGTTGCTGCTTCTTGTTCGACACCATCAATTGCGGTCTTGATGGTGGCGGGTGTCAATTCGTGGTTCTTTCCAACTCTTGCCAAGCTTGCGAGAGTATCATCTTCACTTGCACGGATTGTGGCTACATTGTAGTTACCAGGTTTGCCAGTGGATCTGAGTGGTCCATCTTTGGTGAAGACAGTCAACCTCGTAAAAAGTTGGTCCTCAGCCTGTACTACGACACGCAGTTGTGAGAGTTTAGCTGCGTTCAACCAGTTATCAATGCTTAAAAACGGTGATATGATCCTCCTTATAGGAGTGAGTAAAATCAATTGATGGTGTTCATCCATCTGTCTACGGTCCACGTTGTATATATTGTATTCGTGGAACATAAACCATTTTGTCCTTTTCGACATCACTACATCTGTCCCATAATTCCAAACTCTGTGTTTGTACGTTGCTCCGCCACTTACTGAATACTCAACCTCATCTTTCTCATTGAAGGTGAAGGAATACTCACCAACCGCTGCGGCGACGGCTGCTGGTTGGAAGGTGGTTAGCAATACAGGTTGGAAGGTTCTGCTCAAAAGTCCGGGCATGTCTAAATACATGTCAACATCAACTATTGACAGTATATCGTTAGGGTCGGGATTGTAGCGTTCATAGGGAGTTGCGAGATCTTTCCCCCAATGAAATGTTCTACATCCTTTCCTCTCGTGACGCGAATCGGCTGCGGACTTCTGGATAAAATAGGCTGGTTTGCCTATCACTCTACAATAGAGGTCCATAAAACTCGAGCCGTCGTTTCGTACTTTGGCAGAATTAGGGTGTGTGTGGTTTTTCGCCTCATAATTGGTGATGCCTGGGCATTTCATAAAATAGCTTCTGAGTGTTTCTGCAGCTATGGTGGGCTGTACAACACATTTCAGTAGCTGGTGTATGTAATAGCTCGATATGTCATTGCCAACAATTGTATTTACCCAATCCCAGGCTAAGCATGGTAGGGTTATGAAAAGCGCGTAAAATATTACGGTCGAAACAAGACTGGCAGACCAGAGGTAGCGAGCGTAGCTAATCGTATTTACTACGTCTATCCTCTCTGGTCTCCACAGACATGCGGCTAGTGTGTAAGTTGCCGACATCTGACCCCAGCATTCTCTGCGAGGGATTTTGGTTACAATGATATGCCTGTTGAACATCCAGGTATCATCACTTGTCTCGATATTATCGAGAGCAACCTGATACATTGCCATACCAAAGCAACATAACAGGAACAAGAAGATGCGAACATGCGTGATGAACAACATCTTTACAAACAGAGG